ACAACAACCTACGATGTTGGTGTCATTCCCCGAAACTCACAACTTTTAAGTGTTACACTAAGAGTGGCTGTAGTTAGCAATGCAGCGGGTGCTGCTTCTGTCTCAGTGGGCAAGACTGGATCGACTCAGTATTTAATTGCAAACACTAGCGTTAAGGCTCTTGGGGAGACTTCATCCATTGCTAATGGAGCTTTGGACGAGGCAGATCGTTTTGATGCGGATACTCGGATAATCGCTACGTTGATTTCTGCAGGCGGTGCAGCAGCAACGGGTCAAGTTACTGTGACGTTTACTTATGTGCAGGGAAACAACTTGCAGGATAAAGCTGCAAACATCTAAGGGAGGGTTCTGACATGTCAGGCTCAGACATAACCGCCTATACTCATGTACAAGGTGCGGCGGCGGCTCTTATAGGGCCGTCGAGATCACGGCTTCAGGCTGTAAACATATACGCGACTGCGGCTGGATCGTTTACTCTTACCAATGGTAGCGGGGGAGCAACGCGGTTAACTCAGAAATTTCCCATAGGTATGAACGAGATATATATTCCTGAGAATGGGATGTTGTTTACCTCTGGGGTATACATTTCTGCGCTTACGGGGGCGGGTACTGAACTCACGTTTCTTTTATCCTAGGAAAAACGCATGGCTAAGATTGATAAGTCTAAGATGGCCTGCAATAAGCCTAGACGAGACATTCAAGGCGGCAAAAAGTCTGTAGTTAAAGCCTGCGACAAGGGCAAAGAGAAGATTGTTCGGTTTGGTGATGCTAACATGACTATTAAAAAGTCAAACCCTAAACGGCGAAAGTCGTTTAGGGCGCGTCATGGCTGCGACAAGGGCACACTAGATAAACTAAAGGCTAAGTATTGGTCCTGTAAAGCGTGGTAATGGTATGAAATTAGATTTGCACAGTGTTCTTTCCGTCTTAGCTCTTGGCTTGTTAAGTTGGGGTTCTTTTCAGGTCTATCATATGAACGCTAGTGTAAGTTTAATTTCTTACAAAGTTGAACAGAATCACAATATGATAAAACCTATGTGGCAGGACTTTTTGATAAGGAGTTCGCGGTATGATCAGCAGAGGGCAGATGAGGTTTCAAGTCTCGACTCCTCCGGAGAGGGCAAGTAATGGCGAAGTCAAAAAAACTAGACGCTTGTGCAAAAAAAGTAAAGGCTCGGTACAAGGTTTGGCCCAGCGCATATGCAAGCGGAGCGGTAGCAAAATGCCGGAAAGTAGGGGCCGCAAACTGGGGAAACTCTACTAAGAAAGCTGCTACGGGTGGTCTTATTTCAGCCCTAGACAAACCCAAGCGTCCCGCTCGTAAGTATGTAGGCGGTGGTTTCGTTGCGGCGGGTTGCGGTCAGGTACAAGAGCCTAGACGCAAGGTCACAAGGACTTACTAATGGCTGGGAAAAAAAACTCTTTGCGGGAATGGTTCGGACAGAACGGAGGCAAAGGATGGGTTGACTGTAAAACAGGGAAGCCTTGCGGACGCCAGAAGGGGGAGAAACGAAAAAGTTATCCTGCGTGTAGACCAACCATGTCTGAGTGTACGTCTGCGTCTAAAAAGAAGAAGTCTTCTAAACGAATTAACTGGAAAGCTAATGGTGGCTTGGTTAGAGTTTTTTAAAGGAGTGTTGTTATGGCGATGAAAAACAAGGGTTACAAAGCTGGTGGCAAAGTCAAAGGCATGAAAGCTGGCGGCAAAGTCAAAGGCATGAAAGCTGGTGGCAAAGTCAAAGGCATGAAAGCTGGTGGCAAAGTCAAAGGCGGCAAGGCGGGTGGTCAGGTTTCAGGCTTTAATTTTCGGGGAGTCTTTTAACGTAGATGCCTTATCTCCAAAGTAACATACCTTACTTTAAGGCATGGGTCCGTCGAGAATATACTCACAACCATGAGAAGTATCATGGGGAGTTTTTACACGCGATGGTCATAGCCGTCACAAGTATGCCGAATAGATCGCTGAGTTTTCAGGTAATCTTCACGGGTTGCGAGGCGGAAGACGAGGCGGAAGACACTATTCATGGTGGTGCTATGTGGGCAAGAATGCCTATTACGGCTCTGGTCGCGGATATACCTTTGGCAGAATGGCCCACCCCAATGGCAACACATGATGCCCAACCGTGGGACTGTGCTTCTCACCATCATTCGGTGTACGTTTTAGACAGAGCTACCCCGTGCCCTTGGATGGCTAAAATTGACGGCAAGTTCTTTCCGGCAAAGTATTTGTTTACAGTAGACTACACCGACTCAGAAATAGCGGATGATCCGGCACAACACAAACAAAGCCATGTGTTGCAATTATTAGACGCCGAAGAGTGGACGGGAAACATTGTTGCTCTGCCTAATAATCGGGTGCGAGTAACTCATCCGGCGTGGTTTGCACTGGGAGAGGGCGCTCCAGACTTTAGGCCGTCACAACATATACACTATTCAAAAAGTGATTTAGACTATACACTGGATGTAAATAGAGTATTCGACAATATTTATAACGAGGAAGTTAGTGATGACTAAAACAAACCAGACACTACACATAGGTTAATATCATGACTACTTCTGGTACTAGGAATTTTAACCTTGATGTCGCTGAGATAATTGAGGAAGCGTATGAGAGGTGCGGATTAGAAGTCCGCACTGGCTACGATGCTCGTACCGCTCGGAGGTCTCTAAACATAATGTTTGCGGACTGGGCGAACCGTGGCATTAATATGTGGACTGTTGAGCAAGGCAGCGTAGTGTTGACAAAGGGTCAGGCAACTCAAACTCTACTGCCTGACGTAGTTGATCTGTTAGAGGTTGTTCTTAGACGGAACAACACTGACTATGAAGTGCAGCGTATTAGCCGAGGAGAGTACACTACTCTTCCTAACAAAACCACGCAGGGTAGACCTAGCCAGTTTTGGCTAAATAAACAAATTTCACCGATTATAAATCTTTGGGCCGTTCCTGAAAACTCTACGGACCAGTTGATTTACTACTACATGCAGAGAATTGAGGATGCCGATTCCTTGGTGAATACAACGGACATGCCCTTTCGTTTTTACCCATGTATGGTTGCTGGTTTGGCGTATTATATCTCTATGAAAAGAGCGCCGGAGCGCATACAAATTTTAAAAAGTGTGTATGAAGAAGAGTTTCAAAGAGCGTCTGACGAAGATGCAGATCGTGTTCCTCTCAAGCTTCAACCAAGCAGGCAGTATTTAAGGGTGTGATATGGCGTATGCCTCGGATAAAAATGCGTATGGAATTTCTGATAGGTCTGGCTTTCGCTATAGACTGAGAGACATGCGGGTAGAGTGGACAGGGGCGCGTGTTGGCAACAATGAGTTCGAACCAAAACATCCACAGTTATACCCTCCAAACGTGGGGCCGGACCCTCAAGCGTTAAGGAATCCCAGACCAGAGTCGGACTTAGCGTCTCAACGAAACATGCAATGGGGTTGGAATCCCGTAGGGTTCAACTATATTCCGGGACTCAGCCCCCCTAATGATCTGGTTGCTCAGGGAGCTGTTGGAAAAGTGGAAGTAATAACATGAGTTTTACATACTTGCAGTTGCAGGACGCAATAAAAAATTACACTGAAAATACGGAAACTTCTTTTGTAGCTAATATCCCTGTATTTATCAGGGCTGCGGAAGAACGTATTTTAAAGTCTGTTCAGTTAAATTTATTTCGTAAAAACTCTTCTGGTAATGCGTCTATTGGCAACAAATATCTTGCTATGCCTACTGACTTTTTAGCGCCGTACTCTCTTAGCTTGAGCACACTTGCAGCGCCAGACCATGTTTTTATAGAGTTCAAAGACGTTAGCTTTGTTCAAAGCTATACGCCAGACCCTGCAACTACGGGTGTACCTAGATATTACGCTACTTTTGATGTCGCTAATTTTATCTTGGCCCCTACTCCAAACGCTAATTTTTTTGCAGAGTTACACTACTTGTATCGTCCCGCGAGTCTTACACTGGACGCGGCGGGAAACGGGAGTGGAACAACGTGGCTTAGTACGAATGCATCGCTAAGTCTTTTGTACGCTTCGTTGATAGAGGCGTACATTTTCATGAAAGGGGAGCAAGACGTTATGGCAATGTACGACAAGCGTTTTCAAGAATCTTTGGTCGGCCTAAAGCTGTTAGGCGAAGCGAGAGAAACCACGCAAGAATACCGCGTGGGCCGTGTTATAAGGCCGAAGCAATGAGTTTTCTTTCGTCTATGGACTTACCACAAACGCCGATTGTTTCTGTACACACGACTAATAATCGTGGGCATACGCCGGAAGAGATGGCCTCTCTGTGTGCAGCGCAGATTGTTTCTGTGTCGGACTCTGCGCCTCCGGTCATACGGGATCAGGCGCGAGAGTATCGGAACCACATTGAATCGATATTAGCTTTTTACATGAAAGAGGCTATCAAAAGTGACCGTACTACGGTATGTAATGCAATAAATGATGCGGGTTATCCCGATCTTTCTAAAATTATTCGGAGGCTCTAATGGCTATTACACAAGCGATGTGTACTTCTTTCAAGGTGCAATTACTAAAGGGTCAACATAACCTTACCAACGGCGGTCAACAGTTTAAATTGGCGTTATTTACAAGCGCAGCGACTTTAGGGGCAGGGACCACTAACTTTGCGGGTGGGGCAGGTTCTCCAAACTTTGAGTCCAGTGGCACGGGATATACCTCGGGGGGCGCTAACCTAACCAATGTGACTCCTACGTCAAGCAGCACCACCGCGTTTACCAGCTTTGGAACGCCTCTTACATTCCAAAGTTCCACGATAACAGCGGCGGGTGCTTTGATATACAACACCGAGACTAATGGATCGGGGACCCCCACCACGGACTCCGTGATTGTTTTAAACTTTGGTGGGGATAAATCATCCACCAATGGGGACTTCAGTATTGTGTTTCCAACGGTAAACGCCAGTGACGCAATTATTCGGATACAGTAATGCCTCTTTTGACGAACAGAGCAAAGATGACGATTGCCAGTGTTGCAGGGAGCGGCACGGGTACTCTGACGTTAAACGCTGCTGGTCCGGGGTTTCAGACGTTTGCCGCGTCAGGAGTTTCTAACGGCGATTCTGTTCGGTATGTTTTAGAAGAAGGAAGTGCCTTCGAAATAGGTATTGGTGTTTACACGTCTAGCGGAACCACTTTAACTCGCGGTCCCATTGAAAGCAGCAGCTCAGGGTCTGCAATCACTGTAACCTCTGCGGGGACTGTTTTTATAGGTGCTACGCAAGATGATTTTGCTAAGGCAACTGCGTTGTCGTTAGTGTTTGGTAGGTAAATTATGACGTTGTATCGGACCAGTTTAACAGTAGAAGTAACCGATCCTTTAAAACTTGAAGCTCTTGCTGTGGACTATTTGCAGCACCCAAATCAGGGTAAAACACCCGCAGAGATTCAAGAACTTTTGTACGAAGGGGGTGTTTTTAACATAAAAAAAACATTGGAGTTTTTACATAACCCCGCGCCTTCTTACAGCGCCTTAGAGGTTTTATATAAACCCACTGTTCTTTACAACGGCACAACGCTTTTGCAAGTAGAAGTTTCTGAGCATGAGGGCGAATAAATGGCTAATCCGAACATTGCGACTGCCAGCACTATACTTGGTGTAACTCAGGGCGCTACTTTGACTACATCCTATGCTGACGTTATAACCGCTGTCCCAAGTAACACCGTGTATAAACTTAACAGTATTTCGGTTGCAAACAAAACGGCTTCCGCCGCAACGGTTGATGTAAGGATTTATACGTCTGGATCAGATGTATTTTTATTAGCTGATGGTATAAATGTTCCAGCAGAAACTACGCTGGTTGTTCTAACTAAAGACCAAGGGCTGTATATAAATGAGGCTGGAAAAGTTAATGCGTTAGCTAGTGCAAATTCGACTTTAGACATTCTTTGCAGCTATGAATCTATAGCGTGATTTAGATGAGTATTTGGCGCAAGCAAGGTGGGGTTATTGGCAAGAAGGGCGGGAATGACTATCCGTCCAGCGGATCATGGGACGTTACGGAGACTTACACGGATGCCAACGTTCTTCCTCCTGCTGTCGGTGAGTTCCAATACACTACTACGGGGATCCACGCATTCACAGTGCCAGCACAATGCAATAGCGTTAGCGTTGTGTGTATTGGCGGCGGTGGTGGCGGCATGTTTTACAACAATAGCAGCTCAACATATACATATAGAATGAATGGTGGTGGTGGCGGCGGTCTTGTGTATGTACCCGCAATTCCAGTAACCACCGGACAGGTAATTACAATAGCTGTGGGAGCGGCTGGTCAAAGTGGGCAATACTCTACTGGTAGCACGGTGGGGGGTAATTCTTCCTTTGGTTCTGCAAGTGCCACAGGTGGAAACCCCGGAAGGTACAACCAAAATGTAACAGGAGGTGGAGGAACCGCAGGGTATGCTGGTGGCGTTGTTTATGTAGGCGGTGCAGCGGAAGGTACGGGTTCTAATGGTTTTGGCCCAGCAGGAGGTGGGGGAGCCGCAGGATACACCTCAAATGGCGGCACAGGTTGGAACCGCGCTTCTGGTCAACCCACGTATAGCGGAGATGGCGGTGGCGGCGGCGGCTGGGGTATAAGTGGTTATTTTAGTTTGGGCGGCGGTGGTGTAGGTATATTCGGCGCGGGTTCTAACGGAACTCAAGGCGGTGCGAATGTTCAAGCGGGTGGTGGTTCAGGTGGTGGATCAGGCGGCAACCAAGTGGGCGGATTATATGGTGGCGGTGGCGGCGGTAGCTCAAGTGTTTATTTTGCTACTGGGGGCAATGGCGGTCAGGGGGTTGTTAGAGTCATATTCGGACCCGGAAGAGCTTTTCCTAGTACAAACACAGATTTAGCGTCTAGTAATGGCAACGTAACTATTGTTTAGAGAGGTTTAAAATGCTTGGTTTTTCTCCTCTTGCTGGTGCCGCGTTAGCTTCAACTGGTGCTTCTAGTCAATCGGTAACGGTTTCAATCAGCTCTGTTGGTGGAATTGTACGTTCCGAAAATAATTTATCCACCCCTATGCTTCGGGGGGCGGTTGGATTTTTGCCAGAAGAAACGCTTTTTGAAGTTGTAGTTAATGGCAGAATACTTGGCGACACAGACAATAGCGGAAGTTTTAACGTTAACGATGTAAGTAACGCCTTGCAGTGGGAAGCAGGTACTTCTTCTGCGGCGGTCACGGCATATATAGAAGGCCCGATGACCGCCTATATGAAGGCTAACCTAGCCGCATATGAAGGCATAAACATTGCTTTTTCAAGCGTGAGTATGTCGGGTGTTGTTGGCACGGGCGTCATTGTTGAGACGAATAAAAACGTTGCGACTCTTAATAACCGCCTTCAGATTGCACAGGTTTCAGACAATTTAGCTCCCGCTATTAGCAAGGCTGTAGGAAATCAACCACCAAATGTTACGCTTTTTAACACGCTTGTTAACGGCAGAAAACTTGGCGACATAAACGATAACGGAAGCCTTAGTGGTCAAGACACGTTTATCGCGCAAAAGTGGGACTTTGATAACGCAAGCCTATCGTTGAATGATTCACTTTACATCTCAGGCCCGATGAACGACTACATGATAGCGAACTTCAGTTCGTTTGGGCCAGCGGGTATTGGACTTATTTTCAATTCGCCTACGGGCGTAGGTGCGGTTGACGACGTAACGGTGGTCGAAAGCGCGGGCGTCAGTGTTTCTCTGGACAATATTAACATCACCGCCACGGGCGTTGTTGAGGTTGATGGCGTTGATGTTGAGACGGATCAGGTTATTGACGTTGATAATGTCGGTATTACTGCTACAGGCGTTGTTGGCACGGATACAACCGTTGAGACGGATCAAGTTATTGACGTTGATAACTTAGGCATAACGGCTACGGGCGTTGTTGATGTTGATGGCGTCACTGTGGTTGTTGGCACAGGCGTCACTGTTTCTTTAGACAATGAAGACATTACCGCTACAGGTATTGTTGAAGAAGTTTTAGTTTGGTCTGCAATCATTCCTGATCAGACTGCTAATTTTATTCTTATTTCCCCCTCTCAAACGTCAGGGTTTGGTCCCGTTTCCCCCTCTCAAACGTCGAGTTTTACTTCTGTTATTCCCTCTCAAACGTCAGGATTCACCCCCGTGGTGCCGTCCCAGTCTTCGACATGGGTTGAAATAGTTCTGTAGTTGATTAAAAAGATGGTAAGTGGTACAAATTTAAAAACGTTTTTAAGGAAAAACCATGCCAACTTATACCTCCGCTAACAACATTAAAAAAATTGGCACAGGCGATGAGTCTGGCACATGGGGGGATAGCACAAATAATAACTTCGATATTATTGACCGTGCTGCAAATGGTTTCTACACTTTAGACATTCAAAGCTTAGACACTGTTGGGTCAGGTACGGCAGGCAGTTCTGCTCGTCCGTATGTTTTACCTCTGTCTTCAACTGCTCTTCTTTCGTTAGGGCACTACAAGGCTCTTCGTTTAACATCTTCAGCGACATTAACGGCAGACACGCATTTAAAACTTGAGGGTGATAACACTGCCCGTATTTATATGATGCAAAACGACACTACGGCGGATGCCGGTATTAACGTAGTGGTTTTTCAAGGAACGTTTTTAACCCTTCGTTCTGCTGTAATTGCAAATAATCAATTCGCCATTCTTTTTGCGGATGGCTCGGGGGCCTCTACATCCTATGTTCGTCATGTTACTGAGGACATTTCGCCACTTACAAAGAGTTTGACAATTGTCACTCCGGAGGTTTCTACCGCTTTTCCTCAGTTAATTGTAGAGGCTTCTGATCCAGTGGGGCAATTGGAAGGGCCTATCATAGATTTAAAAAGAAACAAATCTTCTGCTGGGGCCGATGATGATAAGTTAGGCCGTTTGCTTTTTTCAGGATACAATAACGCGGGGACCCCAGAAAAAATAACATACGCCAAAATCAGTAGCGACATATTTTCGGCTACCGATGGAGCCGAATCCGGGGAACTTGACCTGAGTCTTCAGTCTAATGGTAGTCTCCGGAGTTTTTTAGGGCTTGGTCATTACAACGGGTATCCGGAACAGGGGTTCGTACAAGTTAACTCAGGCCGTAATGACATAGACTTTACTGTTAGTGGGGATAACTTTGGCGCTTTACTTGGCACCGATGCCAGTGAGGACATTATTTTTTCTGGGGAAAAACTCTCCAGCTCACTAGCCACGGTTGTGCCTAGAGTCCAAATTATAGGAGCAACCGCAGAAACGGGAATTGCATTACTACAGACCGGGGATAACGCGGTAGGCCCGACTATAACTTTGGCAAAGACCAGAGGCAGTGCTAGCACCAATGTGATTCTGCAGGACAATGATTCGATTGGCGAAATAAACTTTGTGGGTAGCACTGCGGGAACCAATGGTGCTGGCATGTCTACCGTGTCAAGATTGGCGGCGTCCATAAGTGTAATTAGGGATGGGGGAGTGCCTTTTGGCTCGTCTACTGTTGCTGGGACCATGTTGTTTAAGACCAAGTATTCGAATGATGTAGGAGGGAATGTCGCTCCCCCTGACATTCGCATGACGATACGTGACACAGGGGCCATTGGTTTTGGGCAAGATGACAGTGTAAATACCCCTGACACCCATTCAGGGGGACGGCGTAGAAGAGTTCTCACTTCAAGGGGCGGCTCTAAGGGGCCAGTGTGGTATGGCACTCCGGGCGGCGTAGAGTTTATTGCTTCTAAAACCATTACTTCTGGGGATACCTCTGTAGTTTTTGATGGGTATTTTGTAGATACGGGTACGGAAGAAAACCCCAACTATGGAACCCTTTTGTTTAATAAATACGCGTATGACGCGGTAATGTTTAGTCTTGAACAAGTTGTTCCCACCACAAGTGGGCATACGATTAGTGCACAGTTATCAGTAACCTCTGGATCATATGACACAGCAGCTAACTACAGACTTTTAAACGTTGCTAAAAATTCTCTTATGTTCAATAGCGCGACTGGTTTATCCAACGATCCGTTGAATCGTGGCCTCACCCAACCTATGACGCTTCACAGTTTTGCTTCTACAGCAGAAGGAGGAGGGGGGAACAAGCCTGCTATTTTTTCTCGCGGAATATACTGTTCGACAGCCAATGCATTTGCCAATGCAGGCGTCAACGTGGCATCATATAGCCCTGACTTAGATGTTTCAGGAATTAGATTCTTTCCTTCAACAAATGGGGTATTTAATTCTGCTAATACTTTTTTGGCTGGTAGGATAAAAATGTTTGGTATTCGTAAGTCCGAAAACCCGTTATACACATCTTCTTAGGATTGGTAATAAAATGCCTTTATCTGACCTGAAGTTTAAACCCGGAATCAATAAGGAAATCACTCCCTATGCAGAGGAGAACGGTTGGGTTGATGCTGATAGAGTTAGGTTTCGTTTTGGGTTTCCAGAAAAGTTAAACGGCTGGGCTAGAAACACCAACAATAATTTCTTGGGAGTGTGTCGTGGGTTGCATGAGTTTGTTGCATTAAACAGCGATAGGTTCTTGGGGCTTGGTACGGAAGAAAAGTTTTATGTTAAACAGGGTGATGCTTTTAATGACGTAACGCCTATTCGAAACACCACTACGGGAACGGCCTCATTTTCGGGTGATGTTGTTAGTCCTTTTTCTTCTGTGATAACTGTAACGGACCCCAATCATGGCGCTGTTGTAAACGACTTTGTGACTTTTTCGGGCGCTAATGGCTTAAGAAGGATTGATTCTCTTGGCATTCCTATCTTGGGTAACTTCACCGCCGAAGTTTTAAACCAAGAGTATCAGATACAGTCTGTGATAAACGGGAACACTTACACCGTTAGCGCGAGATCGGAGATTAGTATTCCCAACGTTACTGCTTCGGGTGGAATAAATGATTCTGCATACACTGTGATTTCTGACGCAGATGATGTTGGGTATCCTTTTCCACAAACAGTAGTAGCTGTGTACCAGATCAACACAGGTATAAACTCGTCCGTTCAATCTGGGGCGGGTTGGGGTGTTGGTCTTTGGGGCGGGAAAACCAGTAACGCCACAGTGATTTCTACCGCTACAATAGCAGCGGGAGCCACGACACTAACTATTCCTGAGGGACAAAAAGATTTAGTGACTAACGGAGACATTCTTTACCTAGAATGGGATGGTCAAGCTGCTTTTAATTTACTTTCGGTAGAGGGTTCCAGAACTGTAACGGCAACTTCGCTTGGTAATAATCCAAACGATAGTATTACAGCGGGTTACACTTTTAACTCTGACATAATTTTTTCTCGGGTTACATATGACTATTCGGGAAGCAGTCTTTACAACAACAGACTACCCCCCAATGTAAGAATTACGTCTGTAGACCATGCGGCTGACCCTTCCAGCGCAGTTTTATCTGAAGTTGCACTGGGTTCTGGCACCCAGTATACGACTTTGGCGGCTAGTTTTTCGGAGCTTATTCAGGTAACAGGTGGCGCAGGAACTACTTCTTTAACGGTGCAACGCGGAATGTTTGGAACACCCGATGTTGCTCACAATACTCAGGCTTGTACACTGGCGGTGGGAAATACAGTTACATCCAACGATTACGTTGGCTGGGGTGAGGCTGTTAATCAAGACGTGCTATCTCCTGATCTCACACTAAGAATTTGGTCGCAGGATAATTTTGGTGAGAACCTTCTGCACAATGACCGTGGGGGAGGAATATACTTTTGGGATAGATTCAAGTACGCAAACACTACTGGTTATCGCTCCGAGAACCTAGTTTCTCTTACGGACATTGCAGGTAATGCTGTGACCAGAACCTCCGTTCCTACTCGCGCTCTTCAGGTAATGCTATCCGACAGGGACAGGCATGTGATTGCTTTTGGCTGTGATGGTTTGGGTGGTGATTCCACAGATATAGATGGCGATGGTATTGCGGACCCTCTCTTGATTAGATTTAGTGCTAGTGAAAACCCTGTTGAATGGTATCCTACAACGATAAACACGGCAGGGGATTTAAGACTTAGTTCTGGGTCCACTATTGTTCAAGCGGTTGAAACTCGACAGCAAGTGTTGGTTTTCACTGATGTTTCTTTACATGCAATGCA